TCGTCGTTGATCTGGTCCTGAATCTCCGGGATGGAGAGGCCGTCCTCGTGTGCGCCTCGAAGCCACCTCGCCGCGTTCTCGTCTATCGTCTCCAGCGTGCTTCCCGCGGCCTCATCGACCCAGTCGTCGATCACCTCCAGTGCCTGGTCGGGGATGACGTCGAACGGATCGAGATCGAGGTTGTAGCGTCGACTGGCGAGCTGGCGGCCGGCCTGTGTCGCCCGCTCGCCACCCTCCTGGAACACCTCCTCGAAGTCGTCGACGTAGCCGCCATCCTCGATGAGTTGCTGCAGGTCGCTCTGGATGGACTCCAATGAGGCGAGGTCCTCCTCGCTCGCGTTCCGAAGCCACTCGTCAAGGTCCTTCTCGATGGGCGTCAGAGCGTTGACGTAGTCGTCGAGGAACTGGTTGAACGCCTCCTCCTCTTCCGGGGTGAAGTCCTGCTTATCGAGGTGGCGGACGTGACGCCGGCGCTCGGCCAGACCCGAGCCGGACATCGAGTGAGTCGCGTCGACCATCCGTCAGTTGTCGGCCTGAGCACCGGTTTGGATGCGTTGCCCGGCGTCGATATCGGTCTGGTACTCGTCCAGAAGTTCGTCCGTTCGCTGCTCGACGAGGTCCTCGATCTGCTGACTGATGCCGCCTATCCCACCGCCAGAGCCACCGATCACCTCGACGACGAGCGTCTCACCACCGTAGACGTGGTCGTCAGGGAATGGCTCGAATCCGAGTTCCACCCGGAGTTCGTTCACCGTGATGAGTCCCTGCGCCGCCTGAATCCGTTGCTTGGCGACCTCGAGGTCCTGGAGCTTGGTGTCGGGCTTCGCCAGCTTGAACTGGATGGTCCAGTCGGGGGCGTCGAGGCCCTGCTTGTGGACGAGCTCGTAGAGGAGGTCCGCGAAGTCGTGCTGCTTGGGTTTGATCGTCTCCTCGGCGAACTCCTTTCGCTGCTCCTCGGCATCGGTCGAGAAGGCCCCAGACTCGACGACGCCGGCGACCACCGGCGGGACGTCGTGAACCTTGAGGATGTCGTGCTCGTTCCGGTCGCGGAACTCGAGGAACGACGCCTCCTCCTCCATCCCGACGGTGAGCGGCTCGATCCGGATCTCGACGTCGTCGCCGTCGGCCCCCTCGGCGAGGTTCAGGTAGTCGTCGCCCTGGACGATTTTCTCGCTCTCGATGAACGCCGTCCGATGGCTGTCCTCGTTGTTGTCCTCGATGAGGGTCCGCATCTCCTCGCGGCCCTTCTCGGTGAGCTCCGCGCCCTTGACGATGATCGCCAGTCGGGGGACGCCGTCGTGCTCGAAAAAGTCGATGTTGTAGTCTTTGGCTGCCTCGTCACCTCGGATCGCACGGACAGCGGGGACGATGTCGGGCGCACCGTAGTGCGGGTACAGCGGGGAGTGGTTCCGCTTCCAGATGATCTCGTTGGCGGGGTTCGACACGGACGAGCCGACATTGCCCGAGTCGCCGTCGACGAAGACGGGGTCGAGGTTGTCGTTGCCGTCGGTCTGGTAGCGGTCTCCAGCGACACCGAAGTACTGCGTCTTGTCCTCGAGCAGCTGGACGAACCCGCGATCCTCCTTTCGCTTCCGCACGGTGTGGCCGGGGACGTACGCCAGGCCGACCGGCGTGCCATCGGTCTGGGTGAGGATCTCGATCGCGAGCCAGCCGATCGCCTCGTAGTCCGTCCACGCCGTCTGGAGGACATCGGTCGCGGTCGCCCGCTCGCTTTTCATCGGCCCGACCTGCCAGTTGGAGTCGTCGCCGAACCAGAAGTCGTTCACCCGCTGGTACTGCTCGCCGTCCGGGTCGGGATCGTCGGCCTCTGGGTGCGGGACGATGTTGATGCCGAAGCCAGCGACGTAGCGCGCCTTCGCGTGGACGCACTTGGCGTGAGTCTCGTTGAACTCGAGGAGCTCCGCCATCTTCACCGGGTTGAACGGTGGCCGGCGAGCGCCACCGCTGGCCTGGCCGACGTGTTCCTCCTGGAGCTGCTGGGTCTCGGCTGACTTCTCCGCGACCGACTTCGTGATCTCGGAGTAGACGCCGGAGTCAGTGTTGCTACTCATTGGAAGTCCCTCGATTCGGTGAGATCCTCGCCTTCGCCGAGCTTCGGATCGCGCTCGACGGCCGCCTCCAGTTCCTCATCAAAGACCTCTTTGACGTCTTCGAGCGTGTCCTGAGAGCCGCCGCGGACGCCGAGGTTGAGGTCGTAGTGGTCGATCCACACCTTCGGCGGCTCGGTGTCGTCACTCATCGTCGTCCTCGCCCTCGTCGAGCGTGCGTCGGATGTCGTCGACGGCGTCTTTCCCGCCGGCGATCCCGTACTTGGAGCGCGATTCCTCGTCGTCCTCGGTGTCGTCGTTGCGTGTGACCATGTTGATCAGGCTCCGTAGAGGCCGCTATCCGTGCTTTCGTCGTCCTCCTCGTCCTCGTCGTCATCGGGCATGTCGTCGATCTCCGCGACGCCCATCTCCTCGAGCTTCCGGAGGCCCTTCTCCGCCATGTACCAGGCAGCGATGTAGTCCGGCGTGTGGCCGTGCATCTTGCCGTCCCGACGCTCGAGGCTCTGCATCGCGGTGACGAAGTCCTCGGTCGGGCGGTGACCGCGGTGGAAGAGGATGCGGCCGTTCTCGACGAGGATCCGTAGCCGGGGGATGCCGTTGGCCCAGGAGTGCTTATGGCCGGTCGTCGGGATGCCGGTCACCTTTGCGCCCAGCTGGGAGTCGAACTCGATGGCGTCCTCGGCGACGTAGCTCTGCATCCCGTTGTTCTCCACGACGATGATCGCCGGGTCGTACCGCCGGTCGAACTCGACGAGCGTGGTCTTGACGTCGCTCGGACTCATGCCCGCCTCGGCGTGGCAGTCCAAGAGACGACGTCGTCCATCCCGCTGGAGGAGCCACACCGTGAACGCGGCGTCGTCGCCGGTCGGCGAGGTCGCGGGGTCGTGGCTGAGGACGACCACCTCGCCCGGCCCGGCGCGGTACTTCGGCGGGGGGTCCCGCTCAGTGATCGAGCAGCCGCCCTCCTTCGCGGGGAGCCGGACGTCCTTGGCGTCGATGAGGTCGCCCGACGAGCCCATGATGACGAGGGAGTACTCCCGCCAGAAGCGATGGTCGGCCATCTTCGAGCGCTTGTCAGCCAACCAGCGCGGGCCTCGAGCCTCGGGCCAGAGCACCTGCAGCGTCTCGCCCGAGTTCCAGGGATCGTCGACGGTAGTGTAGAGCTCGGGGTCGGGACGCCGCACCTCGTAGTCGTCGTCCGCGGAGAACTGCTGGTCCCAGTAGTCGAGGATGGCCGGGTACTCGTCGAACTCGTACCCCTCAAGGGTGCGGAAGTGCGTGTAGATGTCGTCGGGTCGCTTCCGGGTCCCGATGACGACGGTGCGCCCGTGATCCTTGACCATCGGGACGCAGACGGCCTCTATCCAGTCGAGGACATCCTCGGTGTCGCCGTCGCCCTTCTCCTTGATGATGTCGTCGAGGATGAGGAGGTGAGCGCGGTCGCCCTCGATCCCGCCGCCGAGCCAGCCGGCGTTGAGGATCGAGCCGTTGGCGAAGACCTTCGCCTTCACTGCCTCCTTCTCGGGCGGGGCGTTCAGGTTGATGAGCCACGGGTTCCGCTCGACCATCTTCCAGAACTCCGTGTCGGCCTTCTTGCCCACCTGGATCTGATTGTTCATCGCCCAGATGCCGCGGAACCCCGATTTGTACTCGAGGCCCGCGATCAGGTAGGCCAGCGTGATGGTCGTCTTCAGGCCGTCCCGGTGACAGAGGACGATGCGGTCTCCGGAGTCGAACTTTTCGAGCCAGAGACCGTGGTGGTCGTCGAGGAGGTAGTACGGGTCGTCCTCCATCTCCTCCGCCATGTAGTTCATCGTCAGCTCGTTGGCGAAGGTGAGCCAGTCGCCCGTCTGGAAGGGGTTGAGCAGTTCGCGTTTCGTCTTGAGGTCGCGGGTCGCCTCGACGACGCGGTCGGCCTGCTTGTCGATCGCCGCCGACGTCGAGAGGTCCTCCTCGG